GCTTGTCGCCTTTAATGCGTGGTCACGTGGTCACTCTATAGAGGCGTAGCGTTACCAGGGCGACAAGGTAGAGCGTGGCCACGTAATAGCGCTGTAGTGGTCTATATGCGACAGCATCAGGAAGGCCCCCAGGAGCGTGCAGGAGGCGTGATAGGCCATCCCGCTACTAATGCCTAGGGTGTGCGTATGCGTGGCTGTGGTGGCTCTATAGGGAGTGGCGTGTGTTGCCCAGGTAGTGGGCTCGATGGGCGTGTGTTACCAGGGAGCGAGTGCTACTCACGTGCTACAACATGCGTTGCCCTGGTGTGGTGCTGAAGGATGGGCTGAAGGGAAAACTACAGGGGAGTGCAAACGGACGCGGGGCTGTGACGTGCTACAACGTGAGTAGCCCCATGGCCTGGGCCTGGAGCATGGTCTATATGGTGTCGCCGGATACCTTATCCGTCTGGAGCCCGCTAAATACGTGGCCTGCAGCCATTTTGGTGGGGAAATTGGTGGAGATTCCCACCATTTGAAGGCTTTCGAGGGGGGCCAGGGGGGGAAGCGCGCCGCCGCCATACTTACTAACTGGAGACGGATTTTTCGGACAAAAGTTGCCGCTAGTTACGCCTCAAGCATCCCAAGTTTTGCAGCATAGGACACACCAGCACGGGCACTCCAAGCCCACCATCCGGCTTGCATGGCGAGGTCCACGTAAGTGCCGTCCGCATTCCTCTTAAAGATACCTGGATGAAAGCGTCCAGCAACCTTTTCTGCGTGGAGACGGAAAATGGTTTCGAATGCTTGCCTTTCAGTATCGGAAAGGCCCAGTGCGTGGGCTTCCCGTAGGAGTTTTACGTCTGTATCCACTGCTCAATCCCTTATGGGTGGTCCTCCCGTTCCCCTTCAGCACAGTTTTGCAGACTGTCAACCCGCCAATTTAATGGGCTCGTTGCGCTTCAGGGGAGGGGAAGTTAAAAAGGCTCCCACCACTACTCTCTATAGCGGGGGAGCCTCAAGGAAACAGCCTGCGGGTAAAGAGCAACGGTCTTCCCTGCGGGGAAAGCAAGGAGGGGGACCACTACTACCTCTACCACTACAGACTCCCTATAGGATACCCAAACCGAAACAGTTAGCACAAGCGGAGGTTTCACCAGGGGCTACTACAGGGGCTCCTGCAGCTACCCTGGGATATATAGGCAGGGGGGTTATACAAGGAATGGCACTAATTCGGAGGCCACGGCCTGTAAGGCTTTCAGGCGTCCATCCAGGTCCAACCTTCAGAGCGGCTTCCGCTGCCAGTGATGCCCGCGACAAAGGATTCCAGCTCCTTGGCCAATAGGTCCACCTTGTGTTTCTCAGCTTCGACCTTACCGTCCCTGGCCATTTGTTCAACCCAATAGGCGACAGCTCCAGCGATTGCTTCCAGGCGGTCGTCATGGGCCAATGAGCCTCGGTCCCGTGTAACCCTGCTCATCTGGTAGAAGGCGGAGTATTTCGGGTCGCCTTCAGTGGTCCGGTGGTCCTCCTCGATGACGCGGGGATCGACAATCAATCGGTGCTGCATCAGGACAGGTTCCAGGGTGTCGATGATTCGGAGTTCCTTCTGGCCGAACGACCGCTCCTCCTCGATGGCCACGTCATGGATACGGCGGAGATACGGCTTGAACAGCTCAGTGAACATACCGTCGCCAAAGTTGCTTTCGACGCGGATGAAGTTCACGGACTGCTGCTTGGCCACCTTTGCCAGGGCTTCCAGGGTCTCAGGGGTGTAGCCATTCTTGAAGCCCCCCATGGCCGTTAGGAACAGGTAGCCGTGGAGGAACTTGACCACTGCGAAGGCGGTTTCGTCTTTGCCTCGGCCGGACGGGTCGATAAACATGACGGAGCCCCCGAAGTCGGCAGTCTCCGGGGCAACCCATAGCGGACCATGGAAGCGGTCGCCTTGAAGGCCCATGGTTGGGAGGTCCATTGCCTGCTTCGTGCCAGAAGCCCAGGTGAAGTCGGTAGGGGCTTTCCGGGGATCGATTGGCATGACCATAAGGTCGGACAGCTTCAGAGGGTATCTGTCGGCGTCTGCCAGGCTGGTGTCCAACATGAACTGCAGGGCAAAGCCGGCCTTCCCGTAGGAGAGCAAGCGGGTGTCCAGGTCTTCGTCACTGAAGCGGGCCGGTTCGGTAGTCGTGCCGACGCTCTTAGGATTTTCGAAGAAGCCGTCCGCGATGATTGGAGCCAAGGCACCTTTGTAGCGGCCCATGTCTGACTCATCGACATAGCGAGCTGGCCAGATACGGCGTTCGTAGCCGCGTTCGTCGAGGGCGTTGTAGAGGGACATTTCGCACTGTGGCGTGCCCAGGTAGATGATTCGTGCAGACTTCAGCGGTTTGAGGACCGCGTCGAACTCTTTCACCTTCTCGCCCAAGGATTCGCGGGCGCTTTGCGTGGCGGAGTTGTTCAGAACCTCGATGTCGTCCGCAATGATGATGTCAGCGCGGGAGCCGGTGATTTGACCATTGATGCCCACGGACTTAACCGACGGGGATTGGTCGGAGGTCGCGGGGCCAACGTCGAAGGACAGGCGGGAATCTCGCGTACCAGGCTTAGGCTTCAGGAAGGCCAGGATTGGCACTTCGTCGATGAGCCGGCGGGTAAACGTGGTGAAGCTGTCGGAGCGCTCTTTGGAAGCGGATACGACCAGGATTTTCAGTTGGGGGTCACGGTACAGGAGCCAGAGGACGAACGCGGAGGTCACGAATGACTTACCGACGCCTCGAAAGGCCATGATGATGAGACGTGTGGGGCCAAACTGGAGGTATCGGGCGATGTCCTTTTGAATCCAGGTTGGAGGTGGGAGATTCAGGTGTTTCCAGATGTGGACCAGGAAGAACACAAAGTCCTCCCGGAGGCGCTTATCGTATTCTTGGGGGGTCATGCAGGCGGGACTCCAGACGCCCCGTAGCGGGGCCTCAGAGCGTCTTTCAGGAGGGGTTAATGGGTATGGCGGGGGGTTGCATCGTCTTCGTCGTGAAACGAGGCTGCAGCGGCCAGAGCGGCCAGGTGCGGGTCAGTCCGGGGGACGTCGATGTTGTGGTCCTTCAGGAACTGGCGGGCTACGGAACGATCCGCGCTTGTTGCACTGCCGTTCCTGATGAGCTTCACCAGGTCTTCTCCCAGGAGCAAATGCAGCTCTCCCAGGAGTTCAGCAATTCGGCTCATTACAGAACCTCGGCGCCGCGTTCATCGCGTTTCAGTTCGGAGCCATCAGGCTTGAATTCCACCAGTTGCTTGGTGCCGTCTTCGTCCTTGTATCGAACGTCCACAAAGGCGTGGCTGTATTCGAACAGGTCGTATTCCAGACCACGGGCTTTCAAGGCGTCTTCAAAGGCCTGCAGGTCGGTGGTATCGGTTGTTTTCTTAGCCTTGGCCATTACTTGCCCTCCAGGTGTTCAACGGGGCAGGTGACGCCCAGGGTCGAAGCGATGAGGCGGACTGCTGCATCGTCTACGGTGTTGGTGGTGCGTTTGGCGACGGCCGAAGCGGCGCAGACAGCCAGTTGTTTCGCGGCCTCAGTAGTGAGGAACGATACGATTAGTTTCAGGAACATTTGGTTTACTCGTTGGGGGTTAGGTGTCGCGTCTCCAGCCTCGGTTTTTCTTCTGCGATACGACGCGAAGGTTTCCTGGGCTGTTGTCATTGGCATTGCGGTTTTTGTGGTCCACGTCCTTACCGTCGCCCTTGTGGGCTTTGCCACTTTTCACCATGAGCGAACGTGCGGCGTTGCGGCTTGCGCGCTTCTTGATTTGGGCGGGTTTGGAGTGGTATTCGCGGTATTCCTTGGCGTAGTCACGTGCCATTTACTTCTCCGGCCATTGGCCTGTGATGACCATGTCGCGGAGGCGGAGAGACCGTTTGCCAACCTGGCGTGCCCATAGGGAGTCCAGCATTTCGACAGCGGCGACTTTCCAGTCAGATGCGGCCATTGCGGCCAGGAACTTGCGGAAGTTCTTGAGGCTTGAAAATCCAAGGTTGAAGCACATGTCCTGCAGGACGGCGTAACGGACTGGGTCCATCTTGGCCGTCCATTGAAGTGTGCCCAGTTCCCTGTCAACCCGTTTCAGGTCGTTGTTCAGGAGATACTGGGCTTCTTCATGGGTAATACCGACGTCGTCTAAGTTGCGACCGACGCCGATACTAAGTTTCCCTGCAGTGCAGCGGTAAGGCTTCAAACGCTCGTCTTCATGTAAAGTTACAAGGGAGCGGATGTCGTACATTGTTTTACTTCAGGAGGAGGTTAAGTCCGTAAGTGCCT